AGGTAGGCCAGTAATCGTCGAGTCGGGCATAAATCAGGATTCCAAAAGTCGGTTGCCGCCACCCTCGAGCAGGCGATAGCCGCCGCCCTCAAGGAGTCGTCGGGACGGGGCCTGCGGATAAACAGAAGCCGTTTCGTAGGAGAAAAGCGTCATCGCGAGCCGGAGACCGTTGATCGATTCCAGTTCCCCGACGATGTACGGGTACACGGACGCGAGATCCCCGAGCAGACCACAACAGCCAAAAAACACCCCGGCCACACTGGTGCGCATGGCCCGCACGGCAACCAGCCAGGAGCGGACATTCTTCACCCGAAGCGCAATCGCCTGCGCCTGGTCGAGCGCCAGATCCGACAGCGGCAGCTCGCCAAAATCCACGTTCACCCGGAACCGGTACGGACCACCCACATTTTCCTCGATCGACACCGCGTAATCCAAAGGCCGGAGGGCGGCTTTGAGTCCACCGATCGTCCCCTTGTGGCGATGCACAGCAACAGAGGCCGCGATCACGTCGCGCTTCTGTTGCTCCGTCCATGTGTTGTCCCACTTATCGACGGACATCCCCCACGCTAGCCAGGGCAGGATCGCCGCCGGGCATGTCGCTGGATTCCACAGATCAGCGACGCTCGATGCGCCAACAGCGCCAACGCGAGCGGTCGCAAGCGAAAGCGCGCGCTCTTGGGGCGTTGCTGACGGTGGAAGGAGGTCCAGCATTAGGTAACAACGGTTGTCTGGATTACAACGCCAGTGCAGTAGGGAGCCTGGGTGCTCGTTACGACGAGATCACCCGTGAGCGAGCCGCTCACACTCACAAGCTCGACGTGTTCAACTCCCGAGACGTGCGCGGCGGCATAGATCCCGGAAACACGAACATCCTGCCCGATTCGGTGAGCGCTTTGCACATACGCCTGCACTTGAGCGAGAGCCTGGGCGGTCACGACAGCGAGATCCGGCCCGCTGTACACGTGCAACATTACGTTCAGCGAGTAGGGCAGAATCTGCGCGCTCTGGACGCTAACAACGTCCGTCAGTGGACGTACATCTTCGGCGTTTAGAGCGGTCTGGACGGATGAAATCTCGCCGCTGCTGGCCGCTCCGTTTCCGTTGCTGGACAAAATAGTAACTCGCACATTGCCAGGCGAAACCTCAGGAGGACCGGCAACAGCCACGTCCTTAACCGTCGTCGTTTTGAGTGCATGGAAAATGTAGGATCCGGCTGGTCCGGCCGTCGAAAGGCCGTCCAACGCGAGCGTGATACGATAACGCAAGCTTTCGTCCGTTTCGTAAACAGCCGCGACCGGAGGCACTGCTGTCGTGTTTGCCGGAGTGATGAGGTTTCGGGTAACACCAAATAAAGCTCCAAGGTTTTCGAGATCCGTCCCCAGTGCGTACGTCAGCATGACGGCCTTCGCGGCATCGTTGACCCGCTGGCGGATCACCAGCTCGCGATACGCGCACACCTCCAAAATCTTGTACGCTGGATCACTCTCCACCAGGGCGGTAAATGCCGAGTCTCGCGCCTGTAGATCGGCCACCATGTCGGCCAGAATCGTCTCATACGTGAGAGTCTCGACCACAGTCGGTGCCGGGATGCCTGTGAGATCAATGGGTGTGAAGCTCATAACACGATCCCCCCAACAACGATCACCTGCCCGGACGAGGTATCGAGCCCCGTGATTGTGAGCGAGATGCGCCCAGCCTCGGAGGATTCATCGGCCTGCACCTGCTGCACGAGCAGTCGCTTCTCCCAGGCGTTTAGAGCCTCAACAGTGGCGGCATACAACTCCAGTATGGTCCGACGGTTCAGAGGTGCGTCCACGAGCTCAAACAAACGAGAGCCGTAGTCACGACGCATCACCCGCGAGCCAATAGGCGTCGTAAGTATGTCCCGAATGGATTGCTTCAGGTGGTCCAGCCCGCTGAGAGCCTTCCCGGTTGTGGCGTCGGTGCCTCGCATTGGCCGAAACCATAAGCGAAGCACCTGCCCGGTCTTGTGCGTTGGTTTCCTAGCCTAACAGGGCCACCTCGCGTTGCCGACGCGAGCGCAACTCGGCGAGACCTACTGGCGTGTTAAACTCGAAGTGCGGCATATCCACGATGCTCTTGAAATCACCGCCCCAGCGGAGATTTCGCGCCTTTGCGAGCGGCGCGACCAACCGATGGAACTTTGCCGCCGTGATCGGCTCGTCTTCATCCAGATATTTGCCACCCCGGAAAACGCCGCAATCAATCGCGAGGCCGAAATTGTGGAAGCTCGAGCCCGGAGGTGCCTTGGTCACGATCTTACCCGGTGCAGTCCGTCCCTGCGCGTACAGCCGCGCCTGTTCGTCCCAGTCGCGAGTCCCACAAATCACCTTGTACTCGTACCCCTTGGACGCCGCCAGCGCCTGCGCCTCGGTAACAAACGCCCGGAAGTTCGCCTGCACCTCGGGGAGCAGGGTGGAGAGGTGCTTTTCGCTTCGTGTATCCATAAATTAAATCGGAACCCCGGTGTTGCTACCGCCGCCTTGGACGCCGCCATGCACGTGCGTCTTGAGCGATTTCCCGTCGGCCACGATGTCGCCGCCTGTGGTGGTGATGCCGCCGCCGGTCTGTACCACTGGCCCGTTGATGTTCCACCCGCCGGAATTGATGGTCATCGTTTTCCCGCCCGCAGTGAGTGAGATCCCCGCAGCCGTGAGTTCGATCGAGGTGCTCCCCAGCGTCAACTTTGTGTGCACGTTCGTCGCCTCGATCTGACCCGCACCGCATGTCAAAAGAACCTTTCCGGCCGCTGGCACCGTCACAGCGCATTCGCTCGAGGCGGCGTTGTAGTTGATGGTCCCGCCATCCGCGAATCGTAGGTGGGTATTATCCCCGTCGGATCCGGGTGCGGGGTGATCATTCCAGTTTATCGCGCCAGCGAGGATGAACCCTGCGCCAAGCGTCCCCGAGGGCGACAACATGGCCACCTGTTCACCGATAGCCGGCGGGTTCCAGTCCTTCGTCGCGCCTGCCCGGCCGGTCATCCAGGGCACCCAGGCGGACTCGTTCGCGCCAAACTGCATCTTAACGCGCACGTTGGCGTAGTCGACCTGTGTCACACGGCCAACCCTCACGATGTTTGCAATGCGCCTGACCAGGTCGGAAATCTCCGCACTCATGGCGTGACCTCCGTGTAAGCGGGCGCGTGCGGGATCCCGATGGCCGGAGCCTCCGATACGAACACCTGCGTCGGCCCTGCGCCTGGATCCTCCCAGATGTTCGTTCCAAGGAGCGCTTCGTGCGTCCATTCGATCCGCATCACCTCGTATTCCTTATTTCCCTCGACCCGCATCTTGTCCGGTACGCACCCAGTGAAATCCGCGCCGCCCACTGGTTGCCCCCACCGGTTCGAGTCGATCAGGCCTATGAGCGCTGTCGCCAGCAACCGGACCGCGAGCTTGTTCCCTGTCCGGTAGTCGTGGACGCAGTACGCCGCGAACCGGAGCGTCACAGATGTCTGCTCGGTGCCGGGCGTTATTTCGCCATCCGGGTCGATGGAGTCCAACTCCAGAAAGACCGCCGGGGTGGCAATCTTCTCACCAGGGCGAGGATAGTAATCCACCGACGCAAGCGCAGGAAACTCGTCCTCGATCGCGGCTTTTATCGCCTCGTGGAGCGCCTCCACGTCAACTTCTGGGAGCTCGTCACTCATAATGCACTGAGGGTTCGTTGTGTGTAGCCGGACTCTTTGCCCCCTGCCTTGTCCAGGGCCTTGAAAAATTCGTCGACGTAGACAGATCCCGCGCGCGTCGCAACGTCCTGAACTGCTGCCTCCATCGAGGTCGCGATTGAATAGGTGACCTTGTCGATTTTTAGACGCGTACGCCCCCGGCGCTTGAATACATGCCCGCCAAGTTTCTCCGAGATGAATGCCCCCGGATATTCAGCGGCGGACGTAGCCACGCCTGAGGGCGTCTGCCTCGGATCCTGCAGCTTTGCGGGAATGTCGTTCAAGCCGAACCAGACACGCACGCCCGGAATACCCGCGCCGCGTTTCTTTGTCGGCTTCATGCGAAACCTTGTGGCTTCCCTGAGGTCGCGAATGCTCAGGTGGCTAATTTTCGCGAGCTCCTTTGATCCTTCGCGTTCTGCCCACCGTCCCGCCTTCGATGCTGCCGTCTTCGCTGCCTTTCGGATCTGCTCCTCAGTCAGGCCCAGCGTCTCAGCAATCCCACCAAACGCCACATCAGCGCTGAGGTCAAAAAGCCCGGTCGCTGCGCGGAATGTGGCTGATTCGTCAGTCCTCATGCGCAAAGGTCACGGTCGCAAGCCCTGTCCCTTCGGGTTGGATCTGCACCACGGAAAAGCTTTGATCTCCAATGGTCGCCATCGTTCCGCGCGGGATCCCGGCCACATCCGCCGCCTTGCACGCGATACGCGGCTGCGTGGTATCCATGATCGTCTCGCCTAGATTTGCGTCGACGAACGCGTTGTCGAAATAGCCGGACACAACGCGTGCAGGCGACGTGTCGAAGGTCACCTGCACGGCGTCGAGGCCGGTGAAAAACACTGAGAGATTTTCAGTCATTCAGTGCTAGTAGTGATTTTGCCCAGGCGTCCGCCTTTGCTTGAAGTTTTATCGCCCACGTCTCGTCCGGTAGCGACTGGGCCGAGATTTGAAAGGCGACGCCCAGCACTGTCATCGTGCGGGTGCCGTCCTCGTTTACCGGTCCCAACTCGAAGCTCTCGCTCATGCATTAGAAGCTCCGGTACCCTTGCGCCGCGAAATAAACCGCGCCGGTCGTGCTCGCGGTCAGGGTAACAATCTCCTGAGCAACAGCAATTCCTCCACGCAAAGGGGAGCGGAATGTCAAATTGAGCGGAGCTAACAATCCCGCCGTCTGGATTTTCGTTCGGAAAATGACGTGGTTGAGCGTCTGCGATGCTGCCGGCGTCCCGGTTACCGTCAATGCTGCCCCGCCGAGGGTTGCAGACAGAGTGAACGAAGTCGTCAGCGGGATGGACGCCACATAATAAGTGACCCCGGCAGTCACTCCTGTGAGCCCAGAAACCCCAGCAAACACAACAGCTTGCCCAACAATCAGACCGTGCGCGGTCGACGTGACCAGCGTGTTTGATGCCAGTGCGGCCGTGGTCAGCGTCAACGCAACATCACGCAAAACAAACTCTGTAGCTGCCCCCAGCGCGTCAGAGTTTAGCACGAGGCTCGTGTAGTTGTTTCGGGTGGACGCCGCAGGGGCCGCCTGCACTGTCACCGGGGTGGTCGAGTTTGTGATCGATCCGTTGAGCGGCGCAATGATTGAAAAGTCGTTTTCCGAGCTTCCAAACTCTTTTGTAATCAGCTGTTGAGCCGTTGTTAATCCAACATAGCTCGAATCGTTGTTCGTCAGGGTGGTGTCCAGTACCGACTGGACACGGCCGCCCATCGGTAGAGGTAAACCCGCCAGTGCAGCCGAGTGAGCGGCAAGCGTGCCCGCGCCGACTTGCGCAACGTTTACCGAGGAGTTTGACGCAATCGCCGGAGCATTTGTAATGGCTACCGGCAGCGCTCTGGCTGCATCAAGCGAACCATGCTGGTTAAACAGCTCAACAACGTGCCTGGTATATTCCAGCTCCTGCACGAAGTGGATCCTGTGCTCCGTGCGCCTGAAAAATGCGCCTCCGCAGTTGATCAACGCAAAATCAGCACCGACAGAATCAACCTCGTAGGTCGAGCCGGTCATCCGCCGCATGAAATACGCGCCGTCGTAGAGCCCCATGGAGGTCGCGTCGCAGCCATACATCTCCCAATACTCCCCAGGGAGAGCGCCAGTCGCGGTCGTATTGACTGTTACAGTGAGGATGTTGTTTGTGCGCTGTATGCTTTGCACTGCGAGTCCGGTCAGTCCGGACAACGCAACTGACCCCTGCACAAGCATCAGCATCCCGCCGGCGCTCGTTGCCGTGCCGGTTGTCCCGATGATTGTTATGGTGTTGGTCGCAACCGACACCACCTGCGTCGCCGTGGTGTTTGGGAAATTTGTTATGTCCCGATTTCCAGAGACCGCGACCTGCGACTGCCCAGCAACCAGTATGGCCGAAACATCGCGGTCGAGCGTGAGGGTCCATGTGGTCGTGCCGGATTTTGCAACCGATACGACCTTCGCGATGGGTCGTGAGACGTTGGACAGAGACCGAGCACGGATGCGGAACTCGTAGAGTTTCTCCTCGTCGGGGATCCCCTGCGACCACCGGCCCTGACCACTTGCCGCAGCGATACCATCCGCAGCTTTAGAAATGAACATAAACTCCTGCATGGAGCCGATTAGCTCATGGACGCCCGCACTGTTAAATGCGTCAGAGTAAGGTGAGGTGTTCGACTGCGTGCCTGTCGTGGTGGCGACTGTGGAGTTCAGCAACCGGCCCGAACTACCATTGCGTCGGGTGTAAAAGGTTGCGTTCGTAACGGTCGCATTTTCAAACAGCAACCCGCACGCGTTTCTTGCCATTTTGGCAGGGTCTGCCCAGCGCACGACACCTCCAGCGGTATAAGTCCCGTTGGCGAGAGTACAAGGCACGGTGATTTGCGTGGGAGTGACAATGGTTGCAATCACCGGCCCGACATTCAGCCGGCTCTCAGCGTTGCCCACCAAAAGCACGCGGTCGCCGCCTTTGATCCCGTGCAGCGCGCTCGCAAAAGTGATTGTCGCAACGTTGGTCGCAATCGTGATCGTCCCTGAAATGGCCACATCCGCGAACGCTGAGTTCACCTCAATGTTTCCGCTTTCGTCTACGCCCACGAAACCAACCTCGATCTCGTGCCCGAGGAATCGGTGGGTTTGGGAGAGCCCAAAATTGAAACGAGATGGAAGCCGGAATGCAGTTTTAGTAACTAATTCGTACTCTGCATCCGCCTGCGTTGGATCGAGGCTTATGCGCAGGTAGGACGAGCCAGCAGAATTGCCGCCGCGATTCACGAACCCCGTCCCTTGGTTTGTCCAGCTTTGATCCCAGATCGTCAGATCCGGAGAGGCTGAAACGAACCCATCCCTGAATTTTCGTGTCGCGTTTCCGACAGCGATCGCCCCGTTTTCTGTGGCCAACAGCGGAACAGTCTCCCCGGTGGCGGAAGTAGCAAAAATGCCCAGTGGCGCGGCCCTGAGTTGAGAGTTCGTCAACCCGGAAGCGCCTTGCAATTCGAGATTAGCAAAAGAAGGAGCGGACACCAAGTCTGCGCCGGTCGTCTGGTTTCTCCAAATGGTGGCTACCGTGTAAGGCGTGCCGGTAACATCCATTACCTGCGTGAGCGTCAAAAGGTCGCCAATGGAAGCGCCGGAAAACGCGGTTTTTACGACATACGTTTCCGTTATAAGTTCGCGGTCGATTGTCGAGCCGCCGCCTCCGCCTGACGAAGATGAAGAGGAGTTTATCTGTCTCATTTTTTAAGCGGTAAAAGCCAGCACCTGAAGCTTCGCGGGTTGTCCGCTCTCCAAGATAAATTTTGCGACCGAAGCCTCAATAATCCCCATTTCCCAAAGAGTTCCGTCTTTCCACAATACGCCTAGAGTGGTCGTGGGCGCGGTTCCGTTCACTGTCACGCGGACGGATCCGCCTTCTACGTAAAGCTGTACCAGAGCCGTTCTAAGCTCTGGTGTATATCCGAGCTCTGAAAGTGTTTGCGCTGTTGCGCCAACAGATAGCGCGACGTGCGCCTGCGATGGGTTAGGGCGTGCTCCGTTCATTTGGTCGCCTTTTTGGAGGGAGCCACCGGTTGCTCCGGCTCAGGAGTGATCTCAGCCACTTCCAGCGGCGCTTCTTCGGCCTGCCCGCAGTGGATCAGCTCGGCGCCGAGAGTGTCTGACACTTCTGCCGTGGCTCCAATTGGAACGTGTTCGCCACCCAGGCGGATACTTTTCAGAATGCGGACTTTCATGATTTTAATAAGGAAAAGGGCAGGAGGTATTGCGCTCCTCCTGCCCCGATAACCCAAACCCACCAATTGTTTATGCGCCGTACGCGAACGAAGCGGCACGGCGGACCGCCATGTCCACGTCCTGGAACAACACAACCTTGATGCCGCCCTGGGTGCTGATCGAATAAGGATCGACCGTCACCTCGAGACCGCCCCACAGGCCGATGATGAAGTCCGCGAAATTCGCGAAGAACACGTCGCCAGCGGTGATCTGGTTGGTGACTTCCGTGCGGTAGCCGTTGAGCGTGCCGCCGGGTTCCCAAATGGTAGCGTCACTGGTGGACGTCGTGATCTTCCTGGTCGTCTTCGCGTAACCCCGTGTAGACGGGTTGACGACATACGCCATGGAGGCGACGTCGGCGTTCAGCTGAGAGATCGCAGTCTCCTGAGCCACCAGCTCCGCGTAGGTCGGTTTCCCGGCCACGGCGAAAGTTGTGCTGTGGATGCCGCCGATGTTCTTGATCCCGGTAGGATCGTTGGCGGATCCGGTGCCGTAAAAACCAGCGGTGTCGATTCCACGGGCAATCGTCATCGCGAGGTCGTTCCGGAACAGAGCCTCCACGCCAACCGAGTTCTGTTTGAGCATCCGGCGAGTAACCTGTCCGAAGGTCGTGATTGTCTTCGGACGAAGCGACACCAGGCCGAAGTTGAGGGCCGACTTGGTCGCGGCCACATCTTCGCCAACCCACGTCGCACCAGTCGTGTCGGTCTGGCGAGGGATGTCCACGTTGCCGACGAGGCCCGCCAGCTGGGTCGCGAGCTGCATGAGCACTGTCTTGTTGCGCAGGATGTCGATAAACGATCCGGCGAGCAGGTCAGTGGCAACTGTGGCGCCACCGGTGCCGCTGTAGCCGGCTCCGGAAGCGATCGAGGTGGTGTTTGCCCCGGCGCGCTGCATTAGCGCGTCGATCGGGATCACCATACCCTGGGTGGGACGGTGCATCCGTTGACCGGCGGCTTCGCAGGCTTCGAGCTCGAACTTGGCCTCTTCGCGAAGCTTCACTTGTTCACCCACCTCGGCGCACATAGCGCGCATCAGGCGGATGAACGAAAACGATTTCGCCTCCATCTCGCTCAAGCCAATAGGCTTTGTGGCATCAGCGATCGCACGGTTGCGAGCGTCTACCTTTTTGAGCAATTCAGCCCGGAACTCTTCCACGGACTTGCCGCTTTCGGCGAATCCCCGGGCAAGCTCCGGCTCCTTGTACTGCTCTCCAGCACTAAGGATGCTCCGGACGCGGTCGCGCTCGGCGGTTTGTGCAGCGGCGCGCTCGCCCACTACGTCGATTTTAGTTTCTCCGGACTCCACCAGGCGGACCAATTCTTCATCGGAGGTGGTGTCGGAAACGGTGATTCCGCGTTTCGTCAGAAGCGCGATAAGTTGTGCTCTTGTCATAATTTGAGACTTTTGAGGGATGCGTGGTTTCGATTCGAGAGAACGGCCCACTCCGACGGTTGTGTCCGCCGGAACTGTCACGATGCTGACCTCGTAGGGTTGCCACCGTGTCACCGTCCACACTTCCGCTCCGCTTTCACGGGTTGCGGTCTTCTCAACCGCCAGAATCCTGTAACCAACGGACACGTTCTTCAGGATGCCGTCCTGAACATTGGTCAGCGCGGCCTTGGCTTCGTCCGTCAGGCCAAAACGCACAACCGCGCGCCCCTTCCGGTCTGCCCCAATGCTTGCTGACTCAATGACGCCGATAGGCTGGTCGAGGTCATGGTTGAAAAGTAACGGCGCACTGTTGTTCAGGCGCGTGAGATCCACGGCTGAGGTCTCGTGCGAGAGCACCTCAATCAAGCCAGGATAAAGCTCGAGCTCGATCTCGGATGAAAAGGATAACTCGAGTGTCCGATCCTGCACGTCAGCAGACTCGATGCTCATCGAGCGGCGATGCTCGGAGCCGATCAGTTCTGCTGGCGACAGCGCTTCACGCTTTGGAGTGAGCCCGCCATACACGCGACTGGAGCGGCATTGTGCCGTTCCGATTAGGTCGCGTGGTGAACGTTTGGCTGCACTCATACGGGTCGAGCCTGCCACGCGACAGTTAGTCGGTCTTGTGCGTTGGTTTCCCTTTGGCCGGCGGCTTGGGTTTTGCAGCAGGCGCAACGTCATCGTCGCCCTCATCCGCTGGTGACTCCGTCGGTACTGGCGAGCCAGGCATCGCGATCGGCATAATGTCTAGGCGCTCCATCTCGACCTCTTCCCGGGCGATCTCTTCGAACACATCCTCTGGATCCCCTCCACCATCACGGATACAGGCAGAGCGAGATGTGAGCCTTGCCGCGATCGCAATCTGTTGCGCCGCAACCTCGCTCTTCGGATCGATCCACGCCCACCGACGGCCCTGAAAACCAACCTGCTTGTATTTCTCAAGCCGCTCAAACTTCAGGGGTCGGCCGTTTACCGAGACCTTCTGAGACAGAAGCGCCCTTTCGAGCCACGTCTCGTAAACCGGCATGCACCATGCGGAGATAAACCAATTCTGCAACCCCTTCCAAACCTCCCGCTCGTCCAGCGCACCCTGCCGGATCGAGCTGAAATTCACCGCCGTCAGATCGCTCGCAAGGTTGTTGTAGGACACTCCCAGCCCCGAGCTGATCGAACGAAGCATCTCAGTGACAAAAGGAGCAAAATCCCCCGACGGAAACTGCGGGTTCCACTGCACGAGCTCCCGGTTGCCGATGTCCTCGAACACCCCCGCCTCAGCGTCCATGGTGATCGGCTCGTCGTTGTCCCCTTCAGCCGATGGATCGCGGAAGAATCCCATCTTCGCCGCGCCCACGCGTGCGTTGGTGATCGCGGCATCTTCGAATCCGGACAGCATCCGCATTTTCCAGAGGGCTGTTCGCATCCATGGAAGGCCGCGCTTCTGGCCGATCTTTTCAGGGATGAACAAATGAACGACCCTGTCGGCCGGCACCCGGCGCGCTGTGGCCGTGGAGTATTGGATGTACCCAACCTGCTGTTCTGTAAATTCTTGGAAGTAGTACGCAACCGGCCGCCCGAAGGCGTTCATCTCGATTCCGTGCCGGATGTGGTTTCCGTTGGGCAGCTTCTCGAAGTGCTGTGGGTTGCACAGTATCGGATCCATGAGCTGCATCCCGAACCCGTACGGACCAGCATCAGAGCCGCCCACTTTGATTGCAAAGGCTTCCCCGTCGGTGGCCACGGTTGAGACCAAAAGGCGCTCCACGTCGGCTCGCGACATCGCGCCGCTCACCTCGTAGTTGCCTTTTTTAGAGAACTCGTCCCACGCGGTCTCCAACGCCTTACTTGCCAGCAAATCCGGAGTCCCAGTGGGATCCTTCACCTTCGCCTGGAGCTCAAACCCAGTAGGGCCTGCGATGTTATCGCGGACCATCTGCAGAAACTTGCGGGCGTAATCATTGTTTTCTCCCTGCTCTCGCGAGCGGGTCACGATGGTTCGCCAGTGGTGGTAAATCAGCGCGTCGACCGTGGTCGGAAATGTTGCCCAGGTGTCCTCAAGTCGCCCGGTACCGGCGGCCTGCGGTAGCATACGGCCCATCTTTCGAGATGGAGCCTTAGTGGGAGCTGCCGGGGTGCGCCCGAAGATATTCGAGAGGAAGCCCATGGTTAAAACCGGACCTCAATCCGTGGTCCTAAAATCGATTCGCCTCTGGCGCGGCGCTGCTCCCGGGCAAGGCGCTGCTTCCAGTAGGTCAGGAGCTGCATGAGCTCGCCCACGGAGTAGCGCTCGAGTTCCCGGTTGTTGATCTTGTAGCGCCGGACACCCTCGGTGGCGTTGCCTGCCAGCATGGCCTCGATGTTCGCCACCATCTGAGCAGACGTCGAAACGATGCTCCCGATTGGCAGGTTCGCCAGCGCCGCCGTGATTTCAATGCTGCCCCGCTGGATCACCGATCTCGTGGTGTCCGCGTACGTGGCCCACACATTATATATGTAGGTACCCAGAGCCCACCCGGTTGTTGTCACCGTAGCAACCCAACCAGGCGCGCCTTGGACTGCCGAAACCGTCCGATGAGACGGCCCTGCAAATTCCACCTGAACGCTCGCGGCGTCGGAGGCTGTTATTTCAATTTTGAAGCTCTCGCCGGATGTTAGCGCCATGCAGATACGTACCCGCCTCGCCGTTTTGGGCGGGCAGGTCGCGCTCTGACAATAGGCTCTGACGGTTCGGGGTCTTGTGCGTTGGTTTCCTCTTCGGGTGCCGGAGTGGGGTCGGCGGAAGGCTTCGTCACCACAAGCGGCCCCCGGCGCGCGGCGTCCGCCTTCAGGCGAAACGCCACCTTGTCGAGTTGTGGAGCCCCCACCAGGAACGCCGCGTACGCGTAAACCCGGCAATCCAGCGCTTCGTTGCGACGGCCGGACTGCAGCTCCCACTTGCGAGAGGGGCGGCCCTTTTTGTACGACGTCACCAACTTCTCGGAGGTGAGCTGCCGGAACCACTCCGGATCGCGCCCCTGTGGGAAATGACAGTACCCGGGGCCTGGGTCTTTGATCCGGAGACGGTTCATCACCGCGTGCTTTCCATTGTCTACCCCCACAATGAACAGGTCCACGGGCCGTACGCTCTTGCCGGTCTTCGTGCGCTGGCGTCCACCGACAATCGGCAGGTCGCCGCCCTTCCCCTTGATGGGGTAGATCCGATCGCCCTTGTGGCGCTTGCAGTATTCGTAGACCGCCGTCGTATTGTGACCGCCCGAGTCGATCATCGTGTGGGATACCGAAACCTCCGCGCCGCTCTCGTGTTGCCACACCCGCCGGATGTAATCGGTAAGCGTGTCCCAAGGGCTGCCAGGCGTACCCTCTTTGATGTCCGGATCTCCGTAGATTACGTGGTGATCGATCGACCAGGACTCCTCGCCCTTCCCCCAGCCAACGACCTCCACCTCCAAGCGGTCCGGCTGGGTGTCGACGCCGGCCGTCAGGTAAAGCGCTCGAGCGGGCACCGGCGCGGCGTAGGTCTCGCAACGCTCCTGGAGCTCGTGGTCGTGGACGACCTCACCGGCGTCTTCCCACGTTTCGCCGAGGGTAGTGTTCACCCACGTCTTGAGGCGTTGCGGGTCGCCCTTTGCGGCAAGGAACGATTCGACGATCTGCCACAGTTCGCGCCAGGGGGAGTACGCCTCCCAGATGTGGAAGCCCGGCTTCCCTGTGAATGGTGCCGTGGCTCTCCATCCCGCTCCGACGTTGGGCGCGATTCGGACTGCCGCGTTTTTCTCGCCGTTTGAAAAGAAGCCCGAGCAGTGCGGACACTGGAACACGGCCTTCCTCGGGTCACCTTTGGCAGGGGTGCGTTCACCCCAAACGATGTTCCCCCACTTCAGGACATGCGCCTCTCCGCAGCGCGGGCACGGAATGAAGTAGTGCCGCTGATCGGATTCCAGGAACGCTTTCTCGATTCGCGAGAACCCCTTCACGGTTGGCGTGGAGGTCGCAATAATCAGGCGGTTCCAGAAGTTTTTGGTTCGAGCCGTGGCCAGATCCACTGGATCGCCTTCCGTTCCGGCACTGTCCGGGTACCGGTCCACCTCGTCCATAAGCAGCACACGGACGGGCCGCGAACACAGCCCGGCCGGTGACTCTGCCCCGGTAACCGCCACGTATCCGCCCGGGAATTGCTTCTGAAGAATCGTGTTCGAGGAGTCCCGCGCCTTCACGTCAGACACCTTTTGCCGAAGCGCCGGCGTGTCGCGAATCATTGGCGCCAGGCGTTCCTTGCTCCACATTTGAGCGGCCTGCAGGTTCGGCTGAACCACGAGGATCGAGCACGGCTGGTAGTCGATGTAGTAGCCGAGGATGTTGTTCAGGATCTCGGTCTTTCCGATCTGTGCGCTCGACATGATCACGACGCTGCTCAGGCCGGACGCGCACGCGTCCATGATCCCGCGCTGGTATTCCGCTCGGGAGGTATCCCAACCGCCTGGCTCCGCTGATGCCTCGCTACTGAGTTGCCGGAACCGGTCTGCCCACTGGCTCACCGTCAGGTTCGGCCTCGGCGTCAAAAGGTTCGCCAAGCGTCGAAATGTACGCGTCAGTGATTCGTCCAGCATCGTACTTTGAGAGTTCTGTGAGCACTTCAGAGACAGACCCACGAATTACAGGGGCGCGGGCGGCAAGGGTATCGAGCCCCTCGAGTAGGCCGTTCAATTTGAACTCGAACGCCTCCAGCTTGGACTTGGCGTCGATGAGCATTTCACCCACGACCTGCTCGACGGCTTTCGCGTCCAGAGTTTCGCCGCGCATCTTCGAAACCTCCATCTCTGCAAGGTCGGCTTTCGCTTTGGTTAGCCTGGCACGGTTGGTTTCGTAGTCCCCGGCTTCTCCTGAGGCAGGTGCTCCGCTGTGTTGGTTGAGCTTCCGCTCCTGCACTGATTTCACGTATCCGCGAACCGAGCGGATTAGATCATATCTCCCGCGTTTGGAACGGACAACGGTGCCGTCTTCGGCCATTTGCCGAATGCGCGCAGTTGTCACGTCGAGCGCCCGCGCGAGATCGCTGGCGGAAATAGTCAGAATGTCGGGAGTGGTTTCCATGAACGAAAGCGAAAGCGGCAAAAATAAAATTCGGATCTAGTTTTCCTCTGAGATTTCCTTCTCACCCGCAGGAGCCCCCCGCCGGGAGGACCCAAGACCGGGGGTGGGTGGAGGCTCGGCAGTCGCCTGCGCCGACCTGAGAGACCGAAGGATCTGGCTGATGCGGCGACGAGACAGGCCGTAATGGGCCGCCACAGCGTCCGGCGGCATACCTGCGGCCAACTGCGCCTTGATCGCCCGCTGACGGGCAGCACGAGCGCAGGACGGCAGATCAATGAGCTCTCCTCCGAAGTGGCGAACGATGCGTTGCCACTGGTCCACACCGATGGCCCGAGCACCAGGGTGATGGATCGATACGCTCTTTGGGATGTATCGCCGTTGTGACTCATGCAGTGAGCAGAGCCTGAGCGTGAGATCTTCGCCGATGACGTCAGCGACCGCCTGAGCAGTCGGAGGAAGCGGGTGGAGGTGAGCGCGCACCCTGCTGGTGTTTGGACACGGTCCCCGAAAACCGCAACAGAATCCCATCAAACCCCGTGGATTCATTGTAAGTGCAACGCTGTCAGCGTGCAGGCAGCTAAGCCCAATTAGTCTGCAAACTCTGCTCTGCACTGCACCGGCTGCAGACACACTTGCAGACTTCGCAACCCCCTCAGCCTCAAGGACTTACGTTCCCCTAAATAATAAATAAATCTATTACCTATTAAATTATTATTATTCCCCGCGCACACGCGAGCGCAGGCGCACTTGCGCACCCGCTCATGTGCGGAATGTGAGGGGACTTCTAAAATTTGCAGACTTTGCAGACTTTAGCGCAAGTAACCACCGATGAACACTTTCCCTTGCAGACTTGATTTGCAGACCGTGCAGACTTTGCAGAGTTCATATTTAAGCAGTTACTGCCGGGCAGTAAAACTGAGCGAGTGGTAACCGTACAGCTCTTTTCTTGATCCCGTTAATCGTGGCACACGGCAGCTCTTCCGCTCCATCGATACGCTTAAACTGGTCCTTCCACTTGTCGGCCCAGATCGTCTCCTTGAAGATGCGCCTCAGCTCGTCATGCCCATTGGCGATGGCGACGCCCCCTCTCTGCACAGCAATACCAATCCGCTCGAGCGCGGCCCGTGCTGCTGTGGCCTGTTTGCTGTCGTGGTTGTACTCAACCAGCGTCCGGCATAGCTCGACCACGGTCGTGCGTGTAGGTGGCCCTGAATCGAGATCCGCGATCACGGACGCCTCCAGGAGATGGGTGAGGCAGTTGGACTCGTCGCGGTCTCCGCCATCGGTGGACATAGAGGACCAGTCTTGGCGTGCGCAAAACTCCGCTGCGCCCTCGGGATTGATCTCCCGGCTTGAGGTGAGCGAGAACGCCCCCGCGAGCAATGCGCCGAATTGATCCGAATCACGCTGGCTGCCGAGATGCGTGAGAGAGGCCTGCTTGAACCTCGCCACGTTGCGCGTGGTGACCGGCATCAGGTTCAGACACCTCATCCGTAGGGCTGCGCACCATTTTGGATCAGCGAGCGTTTCAGCGAAGATTGCCTTTGCCTCCTCAAAGCGGTCCGTCTTGCGTTGGTGCTCTGGAATGAGGTCCAACACTGTGATCCGGCTGGTGTCGGCCCGCTGAACTGCGGCTGTGGCGATACTCGAGAAGAGGAACGTGGACCGAATGTGCCACGCGATCGCTTGGCCGCCGGTAGAGCCCTTGGCAATCCGGCCTTCGGATTCCCTGGACGCTTGCCGGGCGAGAATTAGCACCGACTGCATGCGCTTTTGATCCATGTCGCGTTCGGTCTCGGCCTCGTCGAACACAACGGGGAGCGCGTCGCATCCGAGCATCTGCCGGATCCCGGCTTCGGTGGTGGCCGATTGGACGTAGAGCGCACAGTTACCGAGTGCCGGCCGGACTACGTTGTCCAGAATCCAGCTTTTCCCGGTACCCGATGGCCCAGTGAGCCAGAGGTGAGGGCGCCACTCGAGCGCTCCGCAGATTGGAGCCATAGCGAGCCAACCGGCGAGAAGCACGGGGTCCAGTGCGTTCCGGAACTGGAAACACTTCGCCAACTCGATGAGCTTCGCCGCTTCCTTAGCTGTTAGCGGTTCGACCACCTCCATTGCCAGCTTCCGGCCCTTCTCGTATGTCCAGCGGCCTTCGTAATCGGCCAGCTTCATTTCGGTGCCGTCCACCACCAGATTTGCACCGCGATGATAGATCACCCGGCCATCGTCCAGCCAGGCACCGCGCCCCCGGACCATTGAAGCGTCGAAATCGATACGTTTTGAGCGCTGAATCAGGCTGTTTGCAGCGGCCAGCCAGTTTGCGCCGTCTTTGCTCGGGTAATTCAACTCCCAGTGATGCGCAGGAGCGAGCATGAGCAGCTCGAGCTTTCGGTGCGCCCCCGGAGAGAGTGACATCACGGCCTGTGTGTCGAGGGGCAGGTAATAACATTGGCCGTTTGCGTGGCCGAGGATCCGGAATGGTTCGTCGTCTGCTGCTGCCGGATCGCGGGATTCGTCCGCCTCGATGGGAACCTTGTATGGCTCCATGCTAGGTTCAGGCGTTGGTATTGGAGCGCCCCCGTCTCGGATGAACGCTTTGATCCGCTGTTCGTCCCAGCCTTCTGCTATAGCGTCGGCGACGTCCCATCCTTGTGGCGCGTCATGGGGAGCGTTGAGCACACGCACATCAGCGGCCGATGGCGCTAGTATGTCCCGTAGAGCTTCGGCGGCTTCGCGGCCGGGCTGGTCTGCATCCGGCCAGATCGTGACGCGGCGCTCAGAGAGAGGCGAGAGGTCCACGTATCGCACGGCCTTGGATCCGCCGGGCCATGCGACCACAACAGCGGTCGGTAAGAGCGCTTGGGCGGCATCGGCGCATTTCTCACCTTCGACAATAAGGACCGGCGCCGTTGGCATATCAGCCAGGCGCGGCAGTCCATAGAGTGGACGGGGCTTTCTGAATGCCTTCCATTTCCATTGAGAGACGCCAGCGCTGGCTGACTTGCACCAGGTGTAGGGCAGCACCTCCTTGCCTGTCTCAGTGTCGAACCGGCAAATGTACCCGATGAGCAGGCCCTCGGCCGTGGTGTATTCCCACGTACGGGTCGGCTCGCCGAACTTGAAATGGCGAATACTCGGAGCCGGTGTGCCCTCTGGCGCGTGCGCTTGTGGCTCCCACTCCTCGACGGTTGGCTGTGCCTGGGGAACGGGCCGCTGTTCAATGGCACCCGTTCCGAGATACTCCTCGAGCTCGATGGCGGCTTTGCCCATATCGCACCCGCGAATTGCAGCCAGGAGCGAGATCGGATCGGAGCCTCCACGATCAGCGGAGAAGTCTTTCCAGACGCCGGAGCGGAGACTGATGCTCAGGCTTCTCCCGGGTTCGCCCTCGAGCGAGCCGACCTTAAACTCTGGGCCTTCACGTTTCCCGCCCGGGAACCAGGCTGTGAGTAAGGATTCAAGGCAGCCGATGGCCGCCGTATTGATGCGGTCGAAGTCAATTTTCAAAGGATGGAAACGGTTGAGTTAAAATTTGTTGCGCCTCTTCGAGGCTTCTGGCCACACCAGCGCGGCCCCCGGCTTTCCGGACAGCGTTTGCCCAGTTGATTTGCTCGGGGCTGACGCGCCCTTTGCTGGTTTTGATCTCCAGTGAGATGAACACGGCAATTCGCCGGCCGACCATCGAGGGGGTGACCTCTATGGTTTGCCACCCGACCAGGTCGCCGGATCCTTTACAGAGGCCGGACGCGATCACCCTGCCATCTTCGAGCCGGTACACTCCCACCTGGTTGCGGAATACGCGGGTGTCAGGACGTGAACCGATGCCGCGCATGACGCGGGCCTGTAGTTCGGCTTCGGTCATTTCCCGACCTCCTCTTTGGATGGGCTGGGAGGTTTTGGCTTTGGATTCGGGTTCCGGAACAGTCCGTTGACCGTAATTTCCTTCTGCAGTCCGCGCTCCTCCAGCCATGCGGTGCATCGGCGACGTACCAGGGCAGCCCCGCCAGTGAGGTTTTCCAGTGAAGGGTCACCCACGTATACCGGGTTTTCGCCACGTTTATTTGCGACGCGCCTCATGCCGCTGCCCCCTTCATTCCTCGACTCCGCAGGACGTGACCGGCCCACGCTGCTGGGTTTTTGAATCCCCGGCTCTTACCGAGTGCAATGAGCTCCGGTAGCGTTTTCGCTCGGCCCTGCTCGACTTTGCGCGCCATGGACGCGGCCGCCATAGCCTCAGGGGATAGCTCGGTGAGGTCTCCTTCGACCTCCTCAGGTCGACGCTCTGCGATGACGTATTCATGCCCGCACAGAGGACAGATGGGTGCAATGCCATGTACTCCGTAGCACTCCGGGCACTGGCGATTCCGGACATCCGACCCGAGTTGCTTCTTCCGCTTCGAGGTCGTGCCTTCCAGCGTCCACTCGCGCCGCTCTTCAGCGCCGCCGTGTTTGGGAATCCAATTTGTTCCCTGCTTCGACCCGACGTTGCCAACGTGATCGATGATGATCGCGTGGGTTTTCGTGGGATGCGGCCGAAGAACACGCCCGATCTGTTGAAGGTGCAGGCTCAAAGACTGAGTCGGCCTGAGCAGGATCGCCGCCGTCACCACAGGGAGATCGAATCCCTCGCTGACGATGTCGCAGGACGCGAGACCGTGCAGCTCGCCAGTTCCGAGTTTACGCACCAGCTCTTTCCGGGCTGCCGGTTGGAGCGTCCCGTCGATCACGGCGAACCGGTACCCGGCGGCGTTGAACTCGGCGGCTGTCCGGGTCGCCAGCTCGATCGAACAACAGAACGCGATAGCCGGTACCCCCGGACAGATGCGCGTGTAGTGCTCGATCGCTGAGCCGACGATCTTCGGCTTATCGAGCGCCTTCTTCAGGTCGCCCTTGTTGTAGTCCCCCGCTGTTGTGCGTACACCAGAGAGATCCACGTTCCCCGGGGCGTAGTAGACCGGTTTACAGAGATAACCCTGCTCGATTAAGTCGGAAACTTCTGGCCCGCGAATCAGGTCATCGAATACATTACCGAGGCCCTTGCCGTCTAGGCGTTCAGGGGTTGCGGTGACTCCGAGCAGGCGTGAACCGTAGTGTTTGAGCACTTTGGACCAGCTCCCTGCGGCGCTGTGGTGGGCCTCATCTAATATAATGAGGTCCGGCGACTTAACGACATCCAAGCGTCGAACCAGTGTTTGCACCGATGCAACCTGCACCAGCTCCCGTGGGTTTGGAGTTCGTCCGGCAGCAACACACCCGTGAGGAACGCCGAGTGCAGTCAGTGCCCGGGTGGTTTGGTCGAGCAGCTCTGCACGATGGACCAGGATCAGGACACGGTTACCCTTGGCTGCGGCTCCCTCGGTGATCCCGGAGAAGATGCACGTTTTTCCGGAACCCGTGGGCGAGACCAGGAGTGGCGCGCGCTTGCCTGAGCGGAAAGATTCCCGGATCCGGTCCACGGACTCCTGTTGATACGGGCGGAATTGGATCGCGCTCATGACTGCGCCTCCTTTGGCTCATGGGATTCTCTCCATGTTTTGCCGCGCTTACATGGCTCTTCAGGCCAACTGTCATCCCACGATTCCGATTCGTTGTTGGCGTAGAAGCGATGGACAGCGGCAGCGCATTCGGTGTGCGTTACGGCATGCCAGAAATCGTCTCCGTATCCCGCCCAGTTGACGCGAGGAACCCCGACTTCGCAGATTTCAGCGCACCACGTGCAGCGCTTGGCTTTGCACGGCTTCGCGACGACCTTTTCAGAAGTGAAGGCCGCGCTCATTTCGCCACCTCCTCAACAGCGTGCGCTGTACGTTCCAGGAAGAACATCGCCTTCGCCACCCGCAGGGCCGCGCCACGAGAGCGCGCCGCGACGATGCACAGGAACGTGCTTTTCGTCCGCGAGGAATACACCCGGTACCGGGTAAGATGTGACAGGCTCATACCACACCTCCATTCTGCGCGAGCACCTTCAATTTGCGTTGGCGCGCGCTGGAGCAAATGCGACTCCCGCACAGCACGGCATCCACAGCCGATGGCGCAAACATCATCGTGCAGATGTCACACGCCCGAAGCTCGAGTTTAAGCGGCTTATGGACATAGTTTCGCCGAAACGTATCCAGGGCCCGCGAGCGGTTGGCCTTGAGCAGGCAGGCCTCGGAGCATTTAGTTCTGCGCCCAGCGGGCACCGGCTGACCGCATACGTCGCATGTGTCGGACCATGGCCTTGCGACCATCGCGCGCCGGCCGTACTTCCGTTCTGGTGGCTCCATGCTGCCGGGCGTTGCTGCGCCCTTGGCGAATATGACCGCCATCTCCTCAGGGGTCATCCCGATCACTTGCCCACCTCCTTCTCGACAGTGAAAAACTCGAGTACGCCGCCCGTATCCCGCACAAGCGTCCCCTCAGGGAATGCGTCAGCGAGCAGGGATAGCACCTGCACAGATACCGGCAGCAGCACGCGCAGTAGGATTGTTTCAGTGGGCGTGCTCATGCGTTCCTCCTGCGTTCTATTTCCGCGATTACTTCGCTACGGCTCTGAGTAAACGGGGTCAGTATATGGCCGGTCTTGTTCCGAAGCGCTTCCAGCCTGGCGGCAAGGGCCACTGTGCGTTTTGATGTTTGAGGACGATCCGCGATGAGCTCCCCAGCCAAGTCGAGAGCCTCAATGAGCACACGGGATCCACTGACCTCAGCGATCTCCTTCACCACTATCACTGGAGCGCAGTTGCACTCCTCGACCTCCTCGAATGTGTCGTGTTCGATCGCAATCTGGAACGCGTGACGATCAGCGCAATACCAGACGTTCGCGACCTTCGCCTCCGGAGGGATGCCCTCTATTTCGCGCCGGATAACATAGTCGTTTTGCGAATTGGCGAGGAAGGCCGAATAGATAAAGCGCACCGGAACTAGGAGGGTTTTAACTCGGCGGCTCATTTCGTCACCTCCTTCCATGCGGCGATCGCCATGTCGTTTTCGCTCGCACGTGTGCAATCCACACAAAATCGAGTGCCGCACCCGCACCGGGGCATCCGCCGTAGTCGCTCCTCGAGTACGGTGCCTGCAACCCGCAACTGATCTGCCACATCTTCGGCCTCTGTGCGTTTCTGGAGCTGGAGCCTCGAAAACGCCTCTTCGTACCCGAGCTTTGCGCTCAGATCACCGACCTTCCGCAGCGCTTCATCTCGCTGCTTGGCCAGATGGGTTATGCGACCCCGGATATTCAGCTCCTCGCCGTCCCGGAGATTTGGTGCCTTCACACCGTCCAGCTGGTCGGTGATTAGTTTTTTGCCGCGCTTCATCACAGCCTCCTGCTCGAGTAGGGCAGCCCTGAGCTTGTGAGCCTCCGCCATCCATGCCTGTGCGACCTCCCCTTCGTCTTCCGGCATGGACAGCTCATAAAGCCGCTCGAAATCTGCCCGGGGCACCCTGCACGCGTAAAACGGATCACCCTCAATGGTGATATAGTGGATCCCACACTGGACAATGCGGAACACCTGTCCTGTCTGCCTGCTTCTGCAATTCATTATGCTGGGTTTGTGATGGGACGGCTAAGCGCCCCGAGTAGCTGCGATCGCAGCGTTTCATTTTCCGCAGTCAGCGTGCACACCTCTGCCAAGAACGGCTTGAGCCCGACGCGCTGGTTCCAGCCAGTGACCGCCTCGGTCGCTGTGTTGCGCGCAGGCGACTGCCAGCCGCATACGCATGCAACGACCACAGTTCCGGCGGGCGCAGGGAGCACGCTTGCCAAGCGCTCACCGCAACCCGGACACGATAGGAGTGGCGGAATCATAATCCGGCCCTCCCTACCCGGCCCTTGAAGCCTCGATTCTCGCGGCTGACCCACAGGCGCCGAAGGTTGACGATTTCGGCTCTAGCGTTGGTGAGCTTCGCTAGGCGGTCTGCGCTCTCGGCGGTCAGACGTGCCACTTCGGCCGTGAGTGACTGCACCGACTCAGGACACGGCGTGCCCAGGGCGATCTCCGCAGCGTCTTCCTGCGCCTCGAAGCGCCGGTCGTACTCTTTCACGAACACCTCGGCTCGGTCGAACGCACGCCAGGCTGCCGCGTACGCATCGGTGTTGTCGGCGTCGGCGACGAACACAGCGAGAGCGACGTCTTTGGTGAGGCGGAGGCGGTCGCACACCTCTGGAGTAAGGAGTGCGCTCATTTCCAATCTCCTCCAGCGCCTTTGACCTGCGGCTCGAGGTTTTCCGACGGCACCTGCCCAGGCTCGTCTTGCGGCTCATTGGCGGCTTCCAACTCGAGCTTTCGCTTGTCCTTGGCGGCGGTGAGCTTTTCAATAACGTCCGGCCAGCCCTTCGCTACTGCGTGCGCCGCTCTGTAGCACACCTTCAGGTCGGCGAGGGTTGCGGCTTCCGCCAGCTCGGCGAGCGCATCATTGAGCGAGGTCGAAACCCACTCGTTTTTAGTGGCTTCAGTCGATCGGCTTGGGATGGTCTTAGCAGGAGCAACATCCCGCACTTGTTTAGTGGGCGGAAGCGGCTGGTCTTTGGGGAGCGGCTCGAAATCGGCAACCTCCTCGGGAGTGTACATCCCGTCCATCGCCTCCGAGTACACCATGCCCACGCCGTCAGAGATGCAACGCGCCTTGAGCATGTTGCGCGGGAACTTCTTATACATCTCGTTCTTCAACAGCCCTGCCGTTTTGGCCCGCTCCATGTCCCAATCCACGCGGATCGTGCCGCCTTGCGGGTGCGAGAACGTGGCGTCGCACCGTTGGTCATTCCACTCGTGCCACTCGACTTTCCCCCCAGCTCCGAGGAAATCGCGCATGATCGCCTTAGCCGTTTTCGATGGCCGGCCGCTGATGATGTCGTAATCCATCAGCGCTGTGATGGGGTGAAGCCCCTTGGCTTGAGCCACCAGCATCAAGGTGAACGCCTGTTGCTGGGTTTTCCCACACATCTTCGTGTCGCCCTGCTCAACCATGTAGAGCAGGTCTTGGGGCGTAAACGTCAGTGCCAGCGCGCTCATCTGGCCACCTCCGCTGTTGCTTCGATCTGAGGCGCGGACACGAGCACCGTGCCGCGTATGGCGGCCCAAAGCTCCTCGTCGATCACCCAGCCGATCAGGCGGGCACCGTAGGACACTCGACCGGTGAGCTGCTGATGCCGCACCGTGTTGTAACGGAGGCCTTTGATTCCCTGTCGCTGCAGGTTCGTTATGTGCTCGTTCTCCGCGAGCTGCAGGCAGTGGAGCGCCTGCTCCATTTCGGTGATGCGGATCACTATGCTTGCGCCCCGGTCGCGGCGTTCGGACGGGTTGAATACGAGGCGCTGGGTCAGCCTCGGCGGCGGAGTTTGAATTGTGGGTGTAGCTGTCATGTGGTGGTGGTGTCTGGGCACGAAGGTGCCTTGTTGGCGTTAGCCGGTTTTATTAAGCCCCGTGCGGGGAATTGGTTATCGCTCGAGGTGCTCGAGAAGCTTGTCTACGTCGCGGCGCCGGAATCCGATCGTCAGCCCGACCTTCACTGGCTTGAGGATCCGCTGCCATTCTTGGGTCGCCAATTCACGCTCGAGCCATCTGGCCGATTTGCGTTTGCCGCCAACCGACAGGATGTCGCGGAGATTGTCGCAGGACAGCAACCCGTCGGGAATCGGTACCCGGTCGATCTTTTCGGCGATCAGGGATACCGCTTTCCAAATCTGCTCGATTTGCTCCTGCTCGCTCATGGCTAGTTGAGACCGTGATGGCTGGGCCTGCAGTACCGGTGGCGGAGTGCCGCACCGGCAAAAGTGTCGGCCTTGTTGCGTAGGGCGAGGCCCCGCTTGACTCCCCGACTGATGCCAGCGCGCCAAAATAGGTACGCGGTGCAGGCCGTGATCGCACCGCTGAGCGTTGCGCCGATTGTTAGGTCTAGCGGTGTCATGTTAGTTCGATGCGCCGGGTGTTAAACACCCACTAGTCCGATTCAGCGCTCGCTCAAGGAGTCGGGCTCCCTCAGCACTCAGAGAGCGGTTATTTTTTTCTGCCATTGCCTCCAATCTCCGTTTTAGTGCCGGGTTTACGCGCAGTAACAAGGCCTCCAATGGGTGTTTAACACCCATCCCTTTCTCTGTATTTGAACTGTTTGTCATATTATCCTTTTGGGTGGTTCTGTGGGTCGATTTTAGACAGCTCACGTTCGAGCTCGCTCTCAAGGAAAGCCTCAGCGAGCTCGGACAGCGGGATTTCTTTTTCCTCGGCCAAGGATTGCAGGGCCAACTTAAGCTCGCGCTGCACCCATAGGCCGATGAAGGCTTTACCTGGGTCACGTTGATTAGCCATGAAGGTGTTTAACACCCGAATACCTAACAAGTGAAGCAGAATTATTCATTCCGCTTCACTTTGAATCTAACCTACGCGCCGCGAGCCTCTTTTGCCCGCTTGCATAGTTGCACAAACTCATCGCGATATGCCATGCAGTTGACCGCGTCCTCTAATACACAGGAACCAATATCCTCTAGCGCCTGCTGAGGGGTAACATTTGCAAGGCGAGCAATTTCTGACAACAATGCGTAGGTCTGCGGGTTCATAGTCCGCCCACAATATATAACGGAGGGGCGGACATATGAGGGGGTACCCCCTGCGGAATTTCCTGCGACCTGTATCGCGTGCTGCATCCCCGCCATCACGCATGCAGCACCCGCCATGTATCCAGCCCAGCCCATTAAATCCCAATGGAGCGCCATCGCAAACATCATAACTGACGAGACAACACACGCAGCGCAAACCAGTTGAGCGAAACGTGGAAATGAAATAGGGTGGAATAATTGCATGATCTAGAACCCCTCGACGCCCTTCTTTGCCTTCTGCTCAAGCCGCTCGCCGATAAACGTCCAATACTCTCCTGTGGAGACCATTAGTTGCGGGAAAAGTCCAGTCTTCGAGTAACATGCGACGACATCTCCGCCTCGAGCCCTCCACCATTTCTGTTCCGGTTTATCAACAACTTTCCTCCAGGGGTCCTCGCCGGCGTTTGCCTTTAACAGCGCATCGATTTGGGTGTCTGAAAGTCCCTCTGGCTCTCCTGTCGTGTACCGTTCCGCGTGGCTTTTGCCGTCGAAAAACGACACGAAAATGAGGAATCCCTTGTAGGAATAACTTCCCTCCTTTTCGCGGGCGGATTCGCCTGGCGTAAGCTTCAGGTTAATGTTCGGGCCATACCGTTTCTCAATCTCCTTTTCAGTCTCTCCCAGGCGGGCCTGTACGGGCATGGCGCCGAGGACCAAACATGCCACGGTCGGCAAGCAGTAGAGTGTACGCATATCATGCCAGCAGAGCATGTGAACGCCCGCCGGGCAAGTCGCCTAGAGGGGAGCATTTCCCTTCCAGATTGGCCATCCTTACGCCATCACCGCGCTCGCTTCGGCGTGAGTGCCCAGAAGTCGGTCGCGATCCGTTTCGTAAGCAGCGCCCCCGAGACGGTGTATGTCGCCCGGTAATGTTGCACAAAAGTGTCCTCACCAGGGCGGTGCCCCATCATCTTTTGCGTGAGAGCCTCGTCCTCGAACGCCGCCAGGTGCATAGAGCCGAACGTGTGCCGCAGCACGTCATGAGGCCAGACGGTGATCCCGGCCGCCTTCCGTAGAGCGTCAAACCGCTTCCGGAGGTTCGGGAATGTGAAGGCGGGCATATCGGGGCAATACCAGCGCCACAAGCGAAACCAGACGGCAGCAACCCGGGGCATACCAATGGTCCTGCGTGACCGGGTCTTTGAGTGCAGGCCCAGCACAACAAACGTCCTTTCCCGAAGGTGCAGGGAGCTCAAAGGGCTGCGCTTGATCTCCTCAGGACGGACACCCAGAAACACCGCCGCCGTCACGTACCCCATGAGATTCCGGAACTCAGGCCGCAGGCACGCCGTAAGAAGCGCCCGGACCTCCTCCACGCCAAATGCAGTGATTTCCTTGTCTCGCTCTGGCTCATCGATCTCGATGTGTCCGTCGTCGCCAGCCAGAGGGTTCTTGGCTAGGAATTTGGCCTTCCGCGCCCACTCAAAGAAGGAGCGAATGTCGCCCCTGGTGTTGAGTTGCGACTTTGGCCCGACCCCCATGCTATAGATGTACTTCGCGACCACGTCCCGTGATAGCGCCGCCAGCTCCACACCCTTGTGCGCCCCGATGAATGCGCCGATGGAGTTTTTGAGGGCCGTGACGTAATTCGCCCGCCGCCCGGTGGCGGTTTTCGAGTCGAGAAACAACCCGAGCAGCTCAGGCAGGGCTGGCGCAGCAACGGGAGGCAGATAGTATTTCCGGCAAACCTCCATGGCCTCGGATAACTGGATGCCCATCTCCTTACACGCCGCCTTCGCCGCCCGGTATTCAGTGATCTGCCAGGCTTCCAGCAACGCTCTATCGCCATCCCGGCGCCGCGCCTCCTTGACTTGGCTGAAAAACCGCTCTGCCTCCGCCTTATTTTTGAAGAAGCGCTGCACCCGCTTCCCATGCACAATCCCGAGGTCCACCTCCCATGATTCCGGGCGGTCTTTCCGGATTCTCTTCCTCAGTTTCATGCCCGAACATGTTCCCGTCCGGGTCACGTCTCAAGGCTCAAAACTGGCCCATTTTGGCGGCAATCTGACAACCCGAACAGCTGCCATTTCGGCAAGAAAAAGCCCGCAAACGCCTCACGATAAGCGGTTACGGGCAAAAGCAGTGACGGACGAGAAAAAAGAAAATGGTCGGGGCGATAGGATTCGAACCTCTTTTCTTTGGCGTTTACGAGGCACTTACACAAGAGGGTCGCGTTTTGTTCCCATCATTTCCGGCTGGTTTTGTCGGCGGAACGACAGGTTTTGACCCTGTAGCCGATGGGGAATTTGTAAATAATCGCACGTATTCACACTTTTCTTTTGCATATCCCAAGCCGCTGGGGTTATTGTTTGCGCATGGCTAATACATACAACCCAAACAGCGGAATGACAGTCGGAATCCAGGCACTCAACAGCGCGGGCATCGTGGCAGAAATGAAAAAAGACAGCTACTCAACAGCCGAACTACTCGGCACGTTCCACCACCCACAACACGACGGGAATGATTGGGTGGTGCGCCTGTACCGAGCGGCAGACGCCCTAGTTTTCGAGACCAATGGAGACCCGGCCTGGGAGGGCACTACAGCCTTTGAATCTCTTATGGCTGAATACGCGATCACCGCCGAGTAATCCCCAACCCGCCCCCTCTTCGGAGGGGGCAACCTTCTTAAAATTATGAAATTTAAATGTAACTCACAGGGGGGCATCGCCCCCGCTCACCCCTCCGCGCCCATCGGTGTTTGCCCTAGCGGCAATGCCAGCCACTACGAGGTTTTAAATGTACCTGAGGGAGTCTCACCTCAGCAGGCTGCTCGGTTGCTCGCAAAAACGGCAGTGATCGGCGGATTCCGCGTCGATTTTTCGCAACTAGGGGATGGGTTCATCGCCCGCGCCCCCTCCAATTAAAATGCTCCTACACCACATCACCCTCTCCACCGGCAACAGTGTCGCCCACCGGCTCGATACGCTCGATGCTGGTGCGGTGGCCTCCTGCGCCGCCCTACTCCCCGACGGTGGGCCGGTCCCTGGCAACCCGGCGTTCCGGGTTGCCCCGTACGGTCCTGTGTTTACGATCTACAGGGGCGCGGAGCCTCTAGTCCTGTGCGGGATTGGCTCCGCCCGCGACGACACATGGGCAGCTCTGTGCGATGTGCAGGCTAAATTTGCGCCAGTCATGGCAGAGCCTCCGTCCGGCCAATGGCTGGCGGCTGTACTGCTCCCGCCACTCGCCAATACTGCAAAAAACGACATCGGGTGGCTCGCTGATTTTGAGCGGTGCATGGCAGCTGCTATGCTGGAGGCCCAGCCATGAGCGCAAACTGCCCGCACTGCGGCGGCGACATCTCAGTGGCAATTACTGAGCATCAGGCCAAAATAGGCCGTATCGGCCGCGCCAAAAACACCGAGGCGCAACAGACCGCCTCCGCCAACAATGGTAAAAAAGGCGGACGGCCCGTGAATCCTGAGAGCAAGCGCCAGCGCGCCCTTAAATCCCGCGCTTAAACATCAGCCGCTGTTTCTGCGGTTTTCTTGGCCTTACTTGGCTTCCTGTACGTCTCATCTGGCGGGGAGCCTTCCCCCTGGATTGAGGTCGTCCATCCCTGGCGGCTTATCTGCTGCCGGACAGATTTAACCAGCCATTCCCCGTCCACGCCCTCACGAAACCCAACCAGGGTGAGCACTGACCCGGCGACCACGTCGAGTGTGCCAGGCATCGTAATCTCCACTTTGCGCCCAATCCGCCCAATCCGGCCGGCCTTCGCCTTGGATGCCCCCGTGGCGCTGGCGCTGGAGTCGTGCAGGAATGGGTCAGTGAGAGCCCCGCTTGCCGCTTCTATCTCAGTTTCCGGCATGGTTAATCCTCCCCTGAAGCCTTCCAGATCTCATTTTTTGGAATATCGGAAGCCGCCACTTTGGTCTCACATTCATTGTAATCGTGGTACTTCGCCTCGCATTTCTTTGCCTCGTTTAACTTCGTCCCGAGCGAAACGCGCCAAGAGGTAACCTGCGACTCCTCCAACTGGACCGCGTCGAGTGGTTTTCCGGTGGCGGTTTTACCTCCACGCTCGTCGACCAGGACGAGTTTTGAGTCCATCGGCGTCAGTATCCCACCAACGTCACGGGCGATCCGGAGGAGAAAATTCGTGTCTGACTCGTCCACCTGGTCGATGTGCTCGAACACCACCCCAGCCAGCTCCTCCTGCACGACCGGCGTGAGATTGTTGCGTTTTGCGATCGTAGCCACGATTTCACCCAAGGTTTTACCATCGTACGACTGAGAGCGACGGGTGATCATAGACGGCTGCCCACCAAAAGCGTCCGCCGTGAACGGAGTAGAGGTCCCGGTGATCCGGATCTGGTTTGGCGGATTTGATATGTCCACCTGATCCACCACGTAGGACCCGACATTTTGAAGCTTCTCGCCGTACCCAAGCCACACCTCCAGGCGTGCCCCTCGCTTTGGAATCGGAATCTCCTTTGCGACATCCTGCAGGGTCAGTGTTAGGCCGTCCGAGTTTTCGTCCACGCTCTGGGCGCACTCAATGCTGACGATCGTGCGCTGGAACAGCACCGTAATATCGGTCCCGTTCGCGATAACCTTACATCGCGGCCCTTTGGACACTTTGCTGGCAAGGAATGATTCGAGCATCAGTCCCAAAGCGCAACGCGCGGTTGAGGTGTCACCTGTGTGTCGTCTGGGAGCCGCACCAGCACGCCGGCGGGCAGTGTCTCCCCGCGCTTGGCCAGGTTCTGGTTAAGCTCGTAGGTGATCTCCACCACCCGGTTGTCAGCGGTGCCCAGCGCCTGCCACACGATCTCGTCTATGGTCTGCCCCTCGCGTGATAGGTAGTTCATTTTACAAGCCCCACGAATTTAGACGCCGCACTGAGAAGCTTGGTCAGCTTATTGAGGCCGTCGTCGGCTTTCTTGAGCCGTATTGAGAACTCGTCGATTCTTGGCGCGCCGTTCGGCGCATGACATCTCCCAGTGTCGGTAATCTCCTCAATTACCCAGCGACCGAGTACCAGCCCTGTGCCGGCTATCAGTATGTACGGTATTCCAAGCTCCGCCATCGATCGGAGGCGGCGCAGATTTACCCGGGTCCCGGTGAGAGGTGGGATCAGTCTCCCCCTCAGCGTTATCGTAGGCGATCCCGGCCCCACGTACTGGAGCACCGGTGCCTGCCCGATCGGCTGTTGCTCTGGCCACTGGTAGGTCGTTGTCTCGGTCAGCTCCTCGTAGGCCGCCGTCGAGATCATGAACGGGAAAAACCCGAGTATCATTTGGACGCCCATAATCAGTTGGGGGCAAGTACACCGAATTCATCGAATAGCGGCTTCTGCTTCAGCGAGTCGCGGAACTTGCCCGCGAAATCCGTGCCGTCCTGGACGGCGGGAACGGTAATATTGAAATTGTTCGTCTGCGGAGCCCGGCCGGAAATTGTGCTCTGCAATGTGCCCTGAGGCATGAGCTGAGCCATTCCGTCCGTCGACACCTCGCTCGGCTGCAAGCTCGCCGTCCCGGTTGTGTTGACCGGGGTGAACGCGTCGCGGATCTTTCCTCCTAGCGCACGGATGCCGTCGAGCTTGGACGCCATCCAGTCAAACTGCTCCCCGATCCAGCGGAAAGCAGGATCCAGCGCACCCTTCATTGTGGTCCCGAGGCCCTCCAGTGCGCCAGAAACGGTCTTTGTGAAATCCGTCACCTTACCCAGCACCATGTCCTGATTTTCTCCGAGCAGCACAACGCCAGCAGCGAGCGCTCCCACTGCCAGTCCAACCGGACCTAGCGACAATAAGAGAGATCCGAGGGACGCGATCGTTGGGGCGAAATTTAGCGCCAACAACGCAATCCCCAGGTTATCCCAGCCGCCCACGAAATTTTTGACTGCTGTGATTCCACTCCAGATTTTAGAAGCAGTCTCCCCAATGGCCTTGGTTACGCGAGGGAAGTCCGTAATCAGCACCTGCACCTGAGGGACCAGGTCTTTCCGGATCGTCTCCCCTAACTGCCTTGCCCACTCTGTGATTTGCCCACGATTGCCACTGATGAGATCGGTGAACGCCGTCGCCAGCTCGGAGACGGCCGGAGCGAGCGCGATACCCAATGAGTTTTTGAGCCCCTTTGCGGTGGCACCGAGATAGTCGAAGGCGGAGGCTGCCTCATCAACGACACCGAGCTGCTCCTTGGTTAAGACTGATCCGGCGGCAACGCCCTGTAGATGGAGCTTATTCAAGCCTTCCACCCCGGTCTTCATTACGGTCGTGAGCTTGTACGCCCCCTTGCCCATCAGGGTTTGCACAATCGCCGCCTCTGACATCGAGCCCTTGTAGTTCTTCAGGGCCTCCGAAATTATCAGAAGCTGCCTGCCGAGTGGCTGCTGTGCCAAGCTTGCATGACTGATCCCCAGCTCACCGAGCACCTTCAGTGTCTTGTCGCTGCCCTCCTCAATGCCCTTCTGATACTTCGCAAACGACGCCCCCAGCTTTTCCGCGTCCACACCGACCGTGCTCGCAGCATACTGCCACGTCTGGAGCGCCGCCGTCGTAATACCGAGCGCATCCGCCGTGTCGGCCACATTATCCGCGTCGTCTACCACGGATTTCACGAGCCCGCCAATCGCGAGCGATGCGACACCGGCTGCCGCGGCGATCCCGCCAATACCAACGGCCATCCTCTTGCTGTCATTTACAAAAGCCGCGCCGGCCGCGCCGAACCTCATGCGCAGGTTCGCTATTGATTCCCCTAGTCGCTGGTGAGCCGCGTGCGTTTCAGTCAGTCCTGCCTGCCGCGTTCCGAGCGCCGCGATCGAGTCTCCAAGACGCCGCTCCTCCTCTGCTAGGCGTGACGTATCAACGCCGGCTGCGCGCGCTGCCGCCCCGAGCGCAATCAGCGCGGTGCGTTGCCGCGTTAGCTCTGTGGTTGCCCGCCGGACACCCTGCTCCGCCTGCCGAATATCCCGAGAGGACCCCTCTCTGCGGACGCTCTGCAGTCGCATCTGCTCGCCCCTCAGCCACTCTTGCGCCTGACTAACCCTTGTCTGCCCGGCCCTTAGTCCGCCTATATCCGCCAGTGACCTCCGTTGCGCTGCAATCGTCGTGCCGATGCTGGTGATCTCGCTTCTGAGCCTGCCAATCGTGCTTCCGACGGAGCTGTCCTGCTTGGCTCCGAATACGATCTGCGCCGCGTAATTCTTTATACTCATGCGTTAGGATGTCGGTTTAGGGATGGCTGTTACCCACTCCACAAAATCAGTCACGGGCATCTCCGAAATCTCGGAGAGCGACCAGCCCGTGTAGTTGGCCAGATACAGGACGGCCCTCCGACAATCCTCCCGCTCTAGGCGAAAAAAGAAGTGAACACCTTCAGCAACTTACGGAAGTCGCTTGAATCCATCTTGAGGATGTCCTCGGGCGCCAGCTCCGTGAGATTAGCGATGAGCGTCACCTCGTACATAGCGTCATCCGAGGTGAGCTTCTTTGCTGCCAGCTCATCAGAGACCTTTGGTCGGCGCAGCGCCACAGAGGCGATCGTCGCTCCATTTACGGTGATGGGATAATCAAGTTTTACGGTTTCCATAGAATTACATTCCGAGAGCCGTGCGAATCTTCGCCAGGCGATCCACCCCGCCCACGATGCGCACCATATTGATCACGTCGATGTCGTGGACCACCACGCCGTTGATTGAGTTTTTGTAGTGCCAAACACTCATCGTCGCGGAGAGACCCGCTTTTGCGCCGGGCGTGAGTGCGTCCGGCGTCATCGTGTCGATTGTGCCCTCGAGGTTTACCACGAGGTTTGACACGGATCCGTCCAGCGACTCCAGCGCCCCACGCAACGTCAATTGTATCGTGCGGCTTGGCCCCATACCCCAAAGGGCAAGGACGTCGGCGTCGTACTTGGAAAGTTTGAAGGACGCCTCCATCTTCTCCATGCCCATATCGAGCCCGATGGACGAGTCCATCCCGCCCGCGCGGTACTCCTCCAGTTTGACTTTCAGGTCAGGGAGCTGGACCTCGTCCACGTTGCCAGCGTAGCCGCGCCCATCAATGTAGAGCGCGAAGTTTTTGAAAATTTGAGAAGCAGCGCTCATAGGATTAGGAGACGAGGTCGGTGAGGTAGTCGTTCACGAGCATGGACCGGAACGTCACATTTTCGGCGGGATACGGCGGGGTGAACTTGAAATTGAAGTAGACCTTCCCCTGCGTGATGTTCGCCGGGCTGTTCAGATCAGGGTCAGGCCAGCACTCGCCCCCGAGGATTGCTCCAAGCGCCTGCAGGGAGCGGAGGTATCCGTTCACGGAAGCGGTCACGTCCTCGAGGTACGTCTTAACGATGTTCCGATCTACGGCCCACAGGTGAGCGCGCAGGATCGATTCATTGATGGCGTCGGCCGTTCGGCGAACACTCAGGAACGCGAATTTCGGGTCGCTCGAGAGCGACCGGTTCCCCCAGAGACGGTACCCGTTCTGGCGGATGATGGTGGTGATATTCTGGGAGTTGAGGATGTTCGCCCGGCTGGAAGTGTCTCCCAGGACGAAATCAACAGCGCGCTTGGTGCCCGTGATGCCCAGGATCTCCTGATTTGATGGCGACCACCAGAATCCCTTTTCGTTGTCCGTTTTGGCGATCAACCCAGCAACACGAGGCGAGGCGTAGTCGAACGCGACGCCGCCGTCCGGCCCCACAATTTGAACACCCGGATCCACCAGGTAGATTCGGTCTGAGCCGAAGTTTCCAGCGTACGATTGAGCGGCCGCGTCGGTCGTGTTCGGGCCGTCGGCGACGATGACTGCTCGGAGACGTTGGGCGACCGACACCAGCGCAGTGAGACCACCAGCCTGATGCGTAAACCCGGGCGCAATGAGCACCTTCGGAACAACTCCCAGGATAGACTCGGTGGCCAGAAGCGCCTGCATTCCCGTGTAATTTCCGGAACCATCAACGGTCCCGATCACATTGGTGAGCGTGCCAGGGTCGGCGTCGGTGGTGTTTTGTGCCACACGAACAACCACTACGACCGCTCCCACCTGATCGAAAATACCGTCCAGCGCATTAGGGAGCGTACCAGTGAGGCCGAGTCGGGCAGCAAGGGTGCGGTCAGCCGCCACGAGGACGGGGGTGTTGAGTGGGAAGGCTGCATCGAGACCGCCGGAAAGGAAGGACGTTGCGTACGTCGCAGATACACCAGCGCCGGAAGAGCCGGGGACAGCCGCCGCTGTGGCAAGTGCTGTGGCCGCTGAAACGAGCGCATAGGCCGTCAGGATCTGCGCGGCCGTAGACGTCGCTACCCCGGACACATTAGTCGCAAGGGAAATGGAAATCGCCTTACCCACCACCGTCACGGCGAGGGCGGCGGAGTTTGTGCCCGGGTTGAAAATCCTGACGGAAATATCATTCCCGAGCAGGCCCGCTGTGGCGGCGGTGAATTTGATGCCGTCATTAGTCGCAGCGGCGCCAATTGTCAGCGTGCCAGCAATAGCGGCTTCAGAGTTTGGAGCGGTGCCGACGATCCCGATGACACCGGTTTCCACGGTGCGGATTGGGCGCGCGCCGCTTGTGACTTCAACGACTTGGACGCCGTGGAGAAATTGGTCTGGCATGGCGGGAAAATAGGCGGAGCTCCCCGGTTGGTCTTGTGCGTTGGTTTCCCTTACTTCACGGAGACACCCCGGGCGGCAGCGTTTGCGATGGCGGTGACCTTCGCGCCCGCCTCAGGCTTCAGCACGCCAACCAGGCCACCCACGACACCGACCACCGTCGCTATGGCCTGCACCTGCGGCGTGGGCACATTGTGGATGAAAATCGCGGCGAACGCGGCGATGGCAGACCAGGACGATGCCTCTGTGAGGCGAGATAGGATGTATTTCATGGTGTTTAGCTGGTTAAGATTTCAGGCATTGTGCCGGCAATACCGTCGAGATCGTCGGGGAGCGCCGTGTTTTTCACTTCACGAAGGGCCTGCACCTTCGCTGTGATCTCTGCTTGCCGCGCCGAATCTTGGGCTAGCAACGCGGATACATACTCTTGAGAGAGAGAAGCAATTTTGCCGGCGGCGACCCGTTCCCACTTCGCGCGCTGGAGGTCTTTTGCCTTTTCGGTGTTCACGGAAACGGCACCTGCGTTCCATTCCCACGCCTCAAAGAAGCGGTCGTCCGGCGTTGTTTCCACAATCAAAAATGGGCGGGCTGATCCGTCCCCGGAGGCAGGGATGTCCTTCCTGGCAATCCACCCAAGGAACTCCTCGTCGGTTTCATCTCGCCACACCTCTGGGGAGACAAGCCGAAGCTCCGTTTTCGCTTCACTCTCGTCTGTCGCCTCTTCGACTGTGACCTCCTCATGGTGCGCGGGCGCAACGAGCACTTTTCTGCGCGCCTCTTCGCACGGAATGATTAGCGCAACCCCGCCCCGGTCGTTCGGATAAATGATCTGTTTTCCCATAATAATAAGTGAATTAGCGCATTACGATTGCACAAATAGTGGAGTCGGCCGCCGTCTTGTAATACGTGTCGAAGACTCCAATTCGGCAATTCCCTGTCGCCTGGGAGACTATGTATGGCGCGACACCTACGCTCACAGAGCCCAGCGCCACCGCATACGATGTATCTGCGATACTGGCGGAGAAGTTGACGGTGTAGTCTCCGGTCCCATTTTTTGTGACCGAGGAGACGTTTTCACTGGCCCGGATTGCGCCGGTCGTCCCGTTGATGTTCACCCAGGCTTTTGCGGTATTGGGGCTGTTAGTTACCCGCCCGCCCCCCATTGCGATGTCGCCGGACATAGTGCCGCCGCTGAGGTTCAGCTTCAGGGCATCTGCCGTATCGACGTAGGCCTTCGGCGTGGCGCTGGTGGAATTTATTGGCGTCGCAGGAACGTTGATCTGACCGGTTGCCGTGTCCCCTGCCTTATTTAGTGGGGTGAAGCCAAGCAGCGGTTGCGAAGCCGCCTGCGCGGCTGCAGCGACGGCATCAGCGTACTGCTTCGTGGATCCGTGAAGGGCGTGCGTCGGATCAGCCGAAAGCTTCTGGCGCCCCGTCATGTCCACAGTCCCGTCTAGCCGACAGTACGTGTTGGCCGCCTGATTCAGCAGCGTGCTGTCCACGTTGGTCAGCAATAGCGCCTTGATGATGTAGTACACACCACCGGAAGCCGCGATCGTCGGGATGTTGAATGTGGTCGTGCCGTTGCCAGCCCCGAACGTCGTGCCAATCTTAGAAAACAGCGTCGCGTACGTGGTCCGGTTGATTGCGGATCCGTCGCAGATCAGAAACGAAGCCGGAGGCGTTGCACTCGGCCAGTGGTCGATCAGCCCAATAGGGATCGAATCGACCCCGGTCTTGGCGTCGACATAATCCTTGTTGGGGACATGCTCGCCGAGGGTAGGCGCGAGTGGCTGGGTGATGTGGCCCGTCATTGTACCGCCTGACTTTGGCAAATACCCTTGCGTCAACACCCATGACTGGGATGCCAGCACCACGGAAGGATCGATCAACAGCGTCACGGCCGCCGCGTTACTCACCTGCATGATGACCCGGATCACGAGATCACGCACGGAGCCATCTGTGAGGATCGGCTTGATCGTGTCCGGAAAATTACACACGGCAAACAGCGCACCTGTGTTGTCGCGAATACCAGCCTCGCGGATAGTCCACCCACCTACAGCGGCGGGGATAACACCCTCCGCGATAACGTAGTTCGGATTGCCGGAGTCCACCGAAACGCTATTCAGCGAGACGCTGTGCACCTGATTCACCAGAGCCGTCTGGGAGGTTGCCGGTGTAGTCGGGGAGCCGGAGCCATCACCGACCACGAGCGTGGTCAGGTTGAGAGGGACTCCGGTGGCAATGGCTGTGGCGAGCCTAGCCTGCCCGTAGTTTGTAAGGAGCGTGAGGTACATAGATTAAGCCTTCGGAAATTTGTCGCTGAGGAACTTTTCGAGCAGGTAAATGGCGCGCGAACCCATGTGCCCGGCGATGCCGACGAGGGCAGCGGATAGCATCCGGTCGAGATGTGAGGCCTCGCAGAGATAAAACGTGATGAGCCCAGCGAAGGCCGAGGTCACAACCTCACCAATGAACTCCACGAAATTAAACACCCGCGCTGAGCCGTCCTTCAATTTACGCATGAACGCGGCGAATCCGCCCATGATCGAGAGCCCGAGCACCCACGCATAAGTGAGAATCGGAAACGTTGCTGGATCGTGCTCTGGTGCGGCCATGGTCGTTAGGGCAGGATAAATCCGGTGCGGTTAAGAGGTGAACTCAGCAGCAGACGGTATGAAGTTGGCCGTATAGATTCCGGCTCCCGGCCCGCGCTTGACGCGGATGCCGTCGATTTTACCGGGCATCCCTGCCGTATTGTTGCCGTTACCTCCAAAGCGCAAAGTCGAGTTTGTTATGTAGTTGTTCGTGTCCGCAGTGGTCGACCCAACCTGATTGCCGTCTAGGAACATGCGAGACGATCCAGCCGCCCGACACCACGCGAAATGCTGGTAAGATCCAGTTGCGACGCTGCCCCCGCTTATGGTAACCGCCCCGCCGTTTGCCTGGAGAAAAAGAGTGCCGCCCGACATAAACATAACCGGCCCCATCGCGCCGCCAGCACCTCCAGACCTAAAGTCGAACAGGGATGGCCCGTTGTTGCTGGTGGGGTTTGCCCAAAACTCTACACAAACATCATCAGACGCACCGAACCCAAAGTCAGCGGGAGAACCGCTGATTATCATCGCGTCACTAGATCCCCCCAACGAAAGGGCCCCAGTCCCAAACTTTGGACCCGTTGTTGTTATCTGCGCCGATCCATTTGCCGTTAAAGTGTGCGGAGCTGCGCTCTGGTCAACAAACGTTGTGCTCCCATTGGTGCCGTTAAAATTAACAAGCAGAATGGTGTTGGATGCGAGCCTCCTCCGCATGAGGCGCGAAGAGAGCCCGACTCTGGGAATTGACGTTATCATCCAAAAATCGTTTGTGATCCCAGAACGGTGTACGTGTTCGCCGCCGTTTTAAGGATCGTGTACGCGTACACATCGATCCCGCTCGCGGTTCCTGCAGTGGGAGCGACCTTTGTGATCCAGTTGATCGTTTGCGCCGCTCCGTCCACTTGGAGCACGTTGTTCCAAAAAGGCGTCGCCCCCTGTCGCGCCCAGAACTCAAGCGAGACGGATTCCCCCACGGCCATTAGGGAGTTGAGCGTGTTGCTGCCGTCACCCCGGATGTTCAGTGTCCAGTTCCCAGAGGCGTTGGTCGTGTAGAAAACCCGCGCCTGCGTAAGCGCATCGAAAACGATCGTACCCGTCGCAGCACTGGCGACGATGGTCGTCAGATCGCGCGTGGCCCTCACCTGCATAAACGGAGCGAGCACGCCCGCGTTGCCCATAAACGTCGGGTTGTTGAGCGGCGCCCGGCTGGTGTCGCTCGGATGAACGTGATCAACAGGAGACCAGGTTGTGGCCGAGCCCGCTGCAGCCGCGCCGTTCATTGCCGGGGTGGCGGAACCCTTTGCCGCCTGCACACGTGCGTCCGCCCGCCCACTCGTGTGATACAGGTTAACCGAGCCCTCCGTCACGCTGTCAGTGCTGCCAGGCGACGGCGAAATCTCAACGTAAGCCGATCCACTCCACCGGTAGGTTTTGTTCGTGGCAAGGTCGACGTAGATCAGCCCTGTGGTTCCTGTGCCCGGGAACCCCGCAAGGTTTGCGTACTCCAAAACGTCGTCCACGTATGCCGGCAGATAAGCCGACGGGACTTTTGAGCCTGAATCCAGTGGGCAAACTCCGGAAGCCGCGCCGCTTTTTGCTGCAATCCTTGCGTCTGCACTGGAATTGAAGTCGGAGATGTCAGCGGCGAGCGTCGATTTAAGCAGCCCTCGGGTGGCCTTCTTACTCACACCGCTCTGCACAATCTCCACGAGGTCAGCGTCCGAAATCGTAGATGCCGCAGGTAGGCCAGTAATCGTCGAGTCGGGCATAAATCAGGATTCCAAAAGTCGGTTGCCGCCACCCTCGAGCAGGCGATAGCCGCCGCCCTCAAGGAGTCGTCGGGACGGGGCCTGCGGATAA